AGAGTCTTCTTTAATAGAAAAAATAGGTCTTTTAGATCAAACAGATCAGTTAAATACCATAGTTGATCAAAACATGGCTAAAGGTATGACGTATCAAGAAGCGTTTGAAGCAGCGTTAGAACAATTTAAATTTTTACAAAACATGGCTGACGGTGGTAGAGCAGGGTATCAAGTTGGAGGCATAACTACTCCACAACAAACACAGGAAACTATTCAAGAATCACCAGCACAAGATTTAACTTATTCGGAA